CCCAACAATCTTCACCATATTTTCTAATTGCCGAATGAAATCTAAATTTAGAACCATTTCTTGCCGATGATAAATGACGATTCCAACGATGCTCCAAAGAATATTCAGTTTTTCCTATATAAGGTTTTCCGTTTTTCTTATTGGTAATCTTATAAACAATATATGTTTTCATTATATGAAGTGTAATCTCATAACTATTTATAAAATATAGAAATTACACTTCCTATTTTTTAGCAATCAACAATCAATTCAGTTGGATTTATAACTACCAATTCATCACTTTCAGTTAAGTCCTTCGCCATCACATATCCACGATTTTTGGTGAATACTTTATGGTCTGGCGTAACCACAATACTCTTTCCACTTTCTTCATCAGTAATTTTCATTACCTTTGCTTTTGGTGATGTTTGAGCAAAAGCAGTTATAAACTTATAATCTTCAGTTTTTTTAGTAATATCGTGTGAAAGAACTTCTACCAATTGATAAGGAGTATCTGCGTATTGTTGACGATTAAGTAAAAGTCCGTCTTTGGAAAATTGCTCCAATTCTTTAATTTGAATATCTTTTGGAGTTCCTTCAATAACTTCAATCACTCCGTCTTCATTATCAATATAGGTATTAATCCTAACTTTAATCCAAGTATCACCAGAAACACAAAGATTACTCATTTCAACTTTATCCTTAAAAGAACTATGAGAATTACAATGATCTATATTCATAATATAGATGCGACCCGTTTCTGCACGCTCTTTAAGAAGGTTGAGGATGAGTTCTTGCGCTTTAACAGTTTTTTTCGGAACGGTCGGATCCTTTTCATACGAAACATAGAGATCGTCAAAACCAGGGAGTCCAAAGTTACTATAAAGTCCAGGTACATCATGTGGGGAGAAAAGCGTGATATCACCATCCTGAATGAACCTCTCATAGAAGAGTTTGCTGATTTGAATACTGTAGTCGAGTTTGCGAACACGGTTATCCTCCGTACCTTTATTGTTTTTCAGCACTAGGATGTCTTCGATTTCTTGGTGCCAGATTGGGAAGTGGACAGTTGCGCTTCCACCTCTAATGCCATTTTGTGTGCAGCATCGGACAGTTGCCTCAAACTTTTTGAGGAAAGGGACAACACCCGTATGTTGAACTTCTCCACCTCTAATTTTACTGTTGATGCCACGGATTCGACCTGCGTTGATGCCGATTCCCGCCCTCTGTGCAACATACCTACCAATTGCCATATCAGAGCTAAAGATAGAATCGAGGGTGTCATCAACATCAACAAGAACACAGCTAGCAAATTGTCGAAGTGGAGTTCTAACCCCTGCCATGATAGGCGTGGGAATGTTGATCTTGTGTTTTGAAATTGCGTCATAGTACCTCTTAACATATGACATACGGGTTTCTTTTGGATACTCTGCAAAGATAGTCAGAGAAATCATCATGTACATAAATTGTGGCGTTTCATATACACCTCCACTACTTCTATCTTGCACAAGGTACTTGTCAACGACTTGACGTAAACCTGCATAAGTGAATAGAAAGTCGCGGTCATGATCAACATAAGAATTAGCTTTTTCAATCTCTTCCTTTGAATACTTAGTATAAATTTCATTATCATAAACGTCAGCATTTACACAATTGTAAATGTGCTGCTCAAGGGTAGGAAGTTCCCTCATCTTTCCATAAAGTTGCTTGCGAACAGAAAAAAGAAGAAGACGAGCAGCAACATACTGATAATTTGGATGATCCAAATCAATCAAATCAGAAGCAGAACGAATCAGAATTTCTTGAATCTCTCCTGTCGTAATTCCATCATAAAATTGAATCCCAGAGGTCATTTCAACTTGACTCGCAGAGACACCTGCAAGACCTCTACATGCCTCTTCAACCATTAAATGCATCTTATCTAGGTCAAGAGATTCAATTCTCCCATCCCTTTTTTTAACTTTTGTTCCGTTGCTCATATTTTTTCCAAGTAGTGAATTTAAGTTTTGCTTCTAATCCAGAATAAGTATTTAATTCTATCACAGACTGAACATCTAGTCCAGATAGTACCATATCATTAATATCTTTTTGAGTTATTGTTGAAGGCCAAATTACAACCCTTTCTCCTCTGTCAATGACGCGGGAGATTCTTGAGTGGATTTCTGCATTACGTGGTTCGTTATCGTATATCCAAACAGGATCGTTAATACCCCACTTACTAACATCACCATCAGCTCCACAAAGAGCAATTGAATTGCGAATGAATGTAGAGTCAAAGGGACCTTCCGTGACGTATACGATTTTGTCCTTTTCAATTTCATCAAGACCATAGATTTTTGGAGCATTTTCATTTATCATTACTGTAATGTATTTAATCTTGTTTGGTACAAGTGCTCTTCCCTGAAATCCAACTAGCGTATTTTGATAGAACAAAGGAATAATAATCCTAGGTTCATCATTTTCTATGCTATCAAATGTTCTTTGAAAAGAGTTAGACCATTGTTTAAAATTTTCACTATAATAAAATTTATCTGGATTTAATTTTCTACTTTCCAGATATTTTTTTGCTGCTGCATTTTCAAACGCTTTCGGTAAATCCAATTTTGGTTTAAATTTTGGTGGTTCAAAATTAAACTTTGGTTCTTCCGCAGTAAAATTTTTACCAGATTTTCCCTCTTTAAATTTTTCAAAAGTATATTGTTTATGGATTACTGCATCTATTTGTTTAAGAAAATTATTGAAAGATATATTAACCCCACAATTATGGCACTTAAAATTTGTATTATTTTTTACTTGATATAAATATCCTCTTGCTTTATTTTTATTTTTTTGCGAATCTCCGCAAATAGGACAACGAAAATTATATAAGTTGTGCTTTACTTTTTTAAATTTCTGAAATCTTGAAGAAATAATCATAATGTACTTTTCATCAACAAAGTCCATAATCAAACCGTATCCAGTTGATGTATTCTACCAGACTACTTGGATTTGTCAAGGCAGATAGAGGTGATAATTCCAGTCCACTTTACAACAGAATTTGTTGTTTTTTGTAGAGAGTAAAGGGTGACTTTTTTTTGAGTTTTCATTGGCTTTAACGCCAACACTCAGTTATTTATTTTTTTCTGTATATACCTGGGGAGTATTTGGTGTTAAAAAATCAACAACCATATTAGATTGAGAAAGAGCAAAAGAAACAACTGCAAAAACTCCTATTATAATCCAACGATATTTTACAAACTCATCTAATTTTGTTTCTATTTTTTCTATTTTTTCAGCAACAGCATCGTGCTCTTCTTTATTTTCTTTTCTTAAATCTTCAATAACTCTAGTAATATAATCATCTGCTTTGTGGCACTGCTCTATTCTTTCTTCGTGAACCGCAAGCATTTTATTGATGTTTTGACTTGCTTTACCCATTATCTGTATAGCTTCATCTATCTTATTCATCATTGCTTCATATGCTGAAAGGCGTTCTTCTAATACAGCGATTTTAGTATCAGCGGACGTATTGTTATTGAACATTGGTTGAGGTTCTTATTTCTTATACTACCTCTATTAACAAAGACCCCAAGTAGTATTAAAATTATTTATTATTTAAATAATCTAACCATTTTTTTCTAGAACCAGGACCACCTTTAGCAAATATTTGAGGTTTATTTCTTCTTATTGGATTCTGCGTCATTACTGTATCAAACCCCGCTTTAGTTTGATCTCCAGAACTACTAAATCCACCAGAAGATCCTGCAGCATTTGCTACCATATTTTCTTTTATTATTGAAATAATCCAATCAAGTTTCTTCTTTTCCATTGTAGATCTTGTAAAGTTCTTGTAGGCAATATAGATCAACTTGAATATCGTGAATTTTAGATCTTGGGTATTCTGGCAATCTATTCAAAAATATAATAAAAGATTTGATACAACTCCACAATTCACTTTCTATTTTATAGAATAGCATAGGAGTTGTTGCTTCTCCAAAAATATTATATAGAATAATGAAATGGTTTAAAATCAGGTGAGTTTTAAGATCACCTGATTTCTTATATCTTTTAAGTAATCTTTTGATATACTTAAAATGATTTAAATCTCTCTCGAAGTCTTCTTTAGTAACTGCCTGAGGATTTTCATAATTTTTAATAGCAAATAAGAGGAAATTATCCTCATTCAGTTCATTAAATATCATAAATCAATCAAACAGGAGTTGGATACGAAATTCCATCAGATCCAGTCGTAATACCAGACATTGCAACAAGAGTTTCTGATTTAACTCTTAGATTTCCATGCATATCAATATATGTAGTAACTCCAACCCACCCCGAATGAGCGTATCCGCTATATCCGATAGCGACATATTGAGAAGAAGTAGAGATACCATAAACTTGCCTATCGTATCCATCAACATATCTCTTAAAAGTAAGAGTATCTCCAGTTGCAATTCCAACAGAAATAGTTGATCCAAGAGAAATTGTAGTAGTTCCAATAACAGAAATTGTAATGTTATTTGAGTCATTTACAAATAAATCACCAACAATTAATCCGGATGGAGGAACAACGGGAATAATATTGGTTCCTATTCCAGCATTTGTAGTTGCTGTTCCAGTAATAGATAAAGTTACAAGTGATGGGGCAGCATCATTCTTATTACTGAAAGTACTATCAAGAACTGTATATGAAGGAAGTTCACTAATATAAAAGTTGGTTCCTGAAATTGCAACGTTACTTAATCCAGCAGTAGAACCAATTGTTAGTTGAGTTGTACTGGCAATACCAACAATTACGGCATCTCCGTAGTAAACTCCACCACCACGAATACCAAATCTAATTACATCTCCAGTTGCTGCAGCTCCAACTTGACCAAAGGTTGTACCAGATCCAGTAACAATCCAATCACTTCCAACAAGAGAAAGAGATACGGTTCCACCAGAACCTACATTATCATTGTTTCCCCAGAGTGCCATTCTTTTTACCTTTACTAATTTGTTTCGTAGAAATATTTATAAAAAATAGAGACCTCAATATTGAGATCTCTATTTAAAATTAAAGTTTAATCTCAAGGAGTAGGATCTTTTGCTCCTCTTTTCCTAAGTTGTTCTTGAACTTGAAGAAGAATGAATGAAAGTAGTCCATTTGATTTAACTTTTGGTGAAGCACCAAGAAGTTCAGAAACAATTAAAAGAATAGTAGTTACTGCGGTTTGGTTTGCAACAATCCAAGCC